GTTGTGACGGTAACATGTGACGGGGGAGGTGAAAAGGGGCAAAGGGGAGGTGATGGGAGGTAATTTTAACAGGTGATAAAGTGGGTTTAACAGGTGATAAAGGAGGTTTAACAGGTGTTAAAGTTAGGTGTTAGGTCTGGGTCGGTTTAGAGCCAGGCGTGTGGCGGCGACGAGGGTGAGAATGTTTCAGCGAGGGTGAAACATGTTTCAACGAGGGTGAAACACTTTTTGTCTGGGGGCGAAGCGCCGTCTGGGGGCGTTAGCTGCCTGGGGTGAAGGGTGTTGGGCCAGTTGTGCAATCGGAACTGTCGGTTCTTATTTTATTTTCAGGGGCGCGAAGCGCCCAGGGTGAAACACTTTTTGCCTGGGCGCTTTAGCGGCGAGGTGAAGGGTGATGGTTGTTGGAAGTTGGATGTAAGACAGGGTGCGGGCGGGCGGAAGGGCGGTGAGGGGAAGGGTATTACAATATATATTATCTATATATAGATATTATATATATCTTGACTCAATCCCTCCCCTAAAGCCCCACCGGCCGGGCACACCGGGTCTTACTTCCAACTTCCAACGAGTGACGGCTATCAGGTTTGGTGGCAAAAACCGGCATCTTGCGCCCAGGGGAGCGGCCCATACTGAGAGACTGCGAAGCTCTTCTAAAGAAAAAAGCCTCCTCCCAGGCGGTGGCTTTAGCTACCTGGGAAGAGGCTTTGAGAGGGGCCGCTTGCGGCAGGCTAGAGGGAGAGCTTAGTCCGGAGCGCGGCAATCAGTTCCGGGGTCAAGGTGGCAGGATCGATCGAGTCAATGGCCTTGAGGAGCTTGGAAGCGGTGTCGGCCTGGGTTGGGGCCTCGGGCCTGAAGTCCGCGATCAGAGCGAGGCGCTTCTCATCAGTCTGGGTGACGTTGCCGTCCTTGCCAACGGTTGGGCGACGGATGGAGCGCAGTTCGGTTCGGATGTTGGCGAGGGCATGGTAGGCCAGACCGGCGCGAGCGGATTCGAGAGATTGGCCGGCGGCGACAAGGCCGTCTAGCATGACCTGGAGCGGGTCTCCGGTAAGGGAGGCGGGGAACCACTCGGGAGCCGGGAAGGTCAGGTCGGTGGTGCCGTCTTTGCATTCGATGAGGCGGGAGGCAAGAAGCTGGTGAATGGTTTGGGCCATGATAGGTCTCCTGGTGATCTGGGGTGGTGCCGAACAGAGGGGCGAGGGTGACGCTAGTGCGGGCCTCGGCCTCTGGGCGGCGATGTCAGATTGTGTCGGCGCTCAGGCCGTGGCTGGGGCGAAGCCCCGGCTATGTCAATGATCTGGTATGAAGGTAAGGCCGGGGCAGAGAAATGTCAAGCGGTGGCGGCAAGTTTTGGGGAGGGGGAGGGTTGGGGGGTGAGCGGGGGCCTGGCCGTTTCAATAGGGTATAGGCAGTGCGCGACCCCTTGACATAATGCCGGCTTTTACCGGTGTTATCTCAAACTGCGCCACGGCCCCGCTGCCGCGCCGCCCACCGTCCCGACACAATCCTACATGCCTTACAGCAAAACGCAACCACGCCCCCTTTCCGCCGCCACAACGGCCACACCGGCCCCGTCGCCCGGGCGCACCGGCCCTCTGACAGCCACCTCCCATGTCGTCCCAATATCCTCCTTGACTTTAGCCATGCTTCCATGCGACCATATGACCATGAACCAAGATGGGCCAACTGAACTTGAACAACGGGCAACCGAGATTATAGAGCTGGCCGCTGACATTGACTTTGGCTCCAGCTCTGCCCCTACGCTCTCCTCTCTCAAAACCAGACATCGCGAAATTGCCAGGCTAATGTTGCTTGGCAAGACCAACAACGAAATCTCTGAGATGGTTGGCATCACTGCAGCAAGAATTAGCCAGATCAAATCTGATCCTATGTTCGTCGGCTACCTGGCGTCGCTTGAAGAGCAGTGTGACAGACAAGTCATTGATGTTAGGCAACGTCTGGCTGACATTAGCCACAAGGCTTTGGACGTTGTTGAGGAGTTGTTGGCCGATGACAAGTCCTCGATCAAGCTGGCTGCCGCCAAAGACATCTTGGATCGTGCTGGCTATAAGCCAATTGAGAAGGTGGCCACCGTTAATCTCTCGTCGGTTCTTAGTCAAGATGAGCTGCAAGCTATCCGTGATAACATTACTAGGGCCAAGGAAGAGGGCTATGTAGTTTCGGAGAATAGCTGTGGACGCACAGACAGCTGAACTGGCTAAGGCCATTGGGGACGAGATTGCTAGGCAATTGATTTCTCAACAGGGAATCGGCTCTCCTACCTTCTGGTCAAATGTAGGGATGGGTGGCCTGTTTCTGGCCGGGCTGCTTCTCCTGTGGAAACAATTCTATGCCTGCTCGAAAGGAAAGCATAGCTGCCAGATGGCTAACAAAGACCGCTATCTGACAAAGAGAGAAGCAGCTGCTGACTCTGAAGGCCAGTGGCGGAGAATCTTTGAAGTTGAGAAAGGCCTCGCTGAGACCAACGAGAGGGTCTCGACATTGGAAGGATACCTGGATGCAGACGACCGATAGAGAACTTTTCAAAGAGTTGGTGGTACAAGCTAGCTCCTCAACAGCAGCGTTCTGTCTGTTGTTCTTTCGTGAGCACTTTGATCGGCCCTTCTGCGATATGCACAAACAAATCTTTGGCCTGATTGACGATGAGACTTGCCTGAGAAAGCTGCTGTTGGCTCCTCGTGGTATGGGCAAGACTACCTTGTTTTCGCTTGGCTATACTGCGCGGAAAGCATGCTTTGGCCTTAAGCAACATATCGTGATAATCTCTAATACGCTGGATCAGAGCCTGGACCAGCTTGAGACGCTGAAACAAGAGATCGAAACTAATGAGTTGCTGGAGCAGGCTTTTGGAGATTTGAGGGGGCCGATCTGGCGAGAGGATAGGATTCAGCTGGCGAATGGCTGCCACATCATTGCGAGGGGCGCTGGGCAGCAGATTCGAGGCAAGAAGAAGGGCAAAGATAGACCAGACCTGATCGTCGGAGACGACTTGGAAGATCCTGAGATGGTCATGAGTCAAGAGCGGCGGGCGAAATTTAAGAAGTGGTTCTTCTCTGACTTGATGCGCGCCGGCAAGGATTCGGGCCAGAGCTGTGAGATTGCAGTTGTTGGGACGCTCTTGCATGAGGATGCGCTGCTTGCTGGCCTGATGAGAGACCCTGGCTGGAGGCTGCTGCATCTTGAGGCCTTTGATGATAATCTGGAGCCAACTTGGCCTGACTTCATGAGTAAGGAGCAGGTAAGGGCGCTCTATGATGAGTATGAGCGGCAGGGACTGCTGGATGTTCTCTATCAGGAGTATCGAAATATCATTTCGTCGCCAGAGAACAGGGCCTTTAGAGCCTTCCATCGCTATGGGATTGGATCTCAGATGTTCCAGATGGTGGAGCGCCAGCTGAATGAGCGGTCTATTCCGAGCTGTGTGATTGTCGATCCGGCCAGAACTGATAATCCCATGTCTGACTATAGCGCGATTGGAGGAGTGGCCTTTGATCTGGTGGCAGGCAGCATCTTTTATCATCGGTTTAAGCATATGAGAGAGCTGCCTGAGGTGGTGCTGAGAGCTGCGTTTGAGATGGCTGTGCAGATGAGGACGCCTCTTATCTTTGTTGAGGAAGATGGCCTGAACAAGTGGCTGGTGACTGCGGCCAAAAGTCTGGTTATGCAGTTCTATCAGCAGACTGGCGTTATGCTGGAGATTAGGCCCATCAAGAGTGGTGGCAGAAATAAAGAGATGCGGATTGGAAAGCTGGCGCCGCTGGTGAATAGTGGCATGGCCCACTTCAATGAGGATGAGACGCAGCCTATTATGGAGCAACTGAAGGCTTTTCCTCGCAGTAAGTATGATGATGCTTCTGATATGGCCGCCTATGCCCTGGAGCTTCTGGGAGAGACTGGTGGTTGGAGCTACCAGGATGATGATTTCCCAGTCAAGGAGCAGGCCGATCCTCTGGAGAAACTGACAAGCTGGACTCCTGAGGAGGTCTGTGTTATATGAAAGATAGGGATACTAGGGCTCAGGTAATGCGGCTGGTTGTTGAGGAAGGAGCAGTTCCTAACCACGGCCACAGTGTGACGACTGAGACCATTACCTATGTGACTAGCGTTGACTTTGTGGCACAGACTGTGACGACTGAAACAAAGACTGTGGTGGTCGCAGTTGGAGGAGTTGCCTGATGCCCCCTAGATTGATACAGAACAGTGGCAGTAAGCCTCAACTGGATAGGATTGGGCAGCGCAACTATGGCTACAAGTATGGAGCTGGTCTTAACCTGCGGCCTAACAGCAAGCAGCATAGGGATTTGGTCGATAAGATTTTGCAGCGTGCTGCTCTGGCGAAAGAGGAGCAGAACAAGCGGAAGGATGCTTGGGATCGCACTGACCAGATTCTGACGACCTATGTCGATATGAGCTCGAAGGAGAAGGCTCTTAAGACAAGGGAGCCTGGGAAGCCAGTAAAGATCGTGGTGCCCTATAGCTATGCAGCTATGGAAACGATCCTGACCTATATGACGATGGCCTTCCTTAACCAGAAGCCAATCTTTCAGTATGAGGCTGAGGGCCCTGAAGATGTGGTTCCGGTGAAGTTGCTGGAGATTCTGGTTGGGAAGCAGCTGGAGTATTATAAGGGAGAGCTTGGACTTTATACGTGGATGAGAGATGGATTGGCCTATGGCATTGGAGCAGCGGCTCCGCTGTGGCGCAAAGACTTTGGGTGGACGACAGTCAAGCAGGCGATTAGAGCTGAGGGTCTGGATGGCAACGACGAGATGGTGACGCAGGAAACTGTGGAGCCTAGAGCGATCTTTGAAGGAACGGATCTGCTGAGTGTTGGGCCAAGATATTTGTTGCTTGATCCTAATGTGAGTTCCCATCGGCTGCAGAATGGCGAGTTTGTTGGGTTCGTCGAAGAGACTAACCAGATGGATTTGTTGAATCTGGAGCGCAACCAGCCCGATACGTGGTTCAATTGTCGATATCTATATGAGGCCGGGACGACCAGTAGCGTCTATACGGTGACTGAGGGAAGAGCCCAGGGCGATGCGCTGAGGCCGACAACGCTGGTTCATATGTTTGTGTCGTTGATTCCAAATGACTGGGGAATTAAGAGCCATAATGGAACGGGCGACTACCCAGAGCGTTGGCTCTTTACTGTGGCTGATGATTGGCTGATCATACGGGCCGAGCCGCTCGATAGCAGTCATGGCAAGTATCCGCTGGTTGTGAATGCTCCGGACTTTGATGGCTATAGCCCATATCCGATGGCGCGAATTGAACTGATTGAGGGGCTGCAAACTGCGTTGGATTGGTTCCTCAATAGTCATATTGCCAATGTGCGGAAGGTAATTAACAATCAGCTGGTTGTCGATCCGTCGATGGTCTACTTGGAAGATTTGAAGACGTCGAAGGAAGGTGGCCTGATTAGGTTGAAGCCTAGCATCTGGGGCAAGAATACGAAAGATGCGCTTTATCAGCTGCAGGTTCAGGATGTGACGAGGGGTCATGTGGCTGATGCTGGTGCGATCATGGATATGATGCAGAAGGTCTCTGCTGCGACGGATGGCCTGATGGGAATTGCTAGGAAGGGAGGCGAAAGAGTCTCGGCTGCGGAGGCTAGATCAACGGCTTCGAGTGCGATTAATCGGTTGGAGAAGCTGGCGCAGCTGATTTCGATTATGGGACTGCGAGATATGGGGATGTTCTTTGCCACCAATACGCAGGACTATATGAGTCGGGAGCAGAAACTGCGGGTGATGGGCAACTGGCCGAAGGAGCTTCTCAAGGAGTATGATCCTGGAGCACAAATCTCAGTTGATCCGGACCAATTGCAGATTCCTTTTGATGTGGTGGTTAGGGATGGGAGTTTGCCTATTGACACTGCGGGGGTGGCTGAAGTCTGGGTGCAGCTTTATGGTATGATTAGTCAGAATCAAGTGCTGATGCAGCAGTTCGATATGGGCCGGATTTTCTTGCACATTGCGAGGATGCTGGGAGCTAGGAATGCTCAAGACTTTCAGATTCAGGGTCAGGTGATGCCTAATCAGATGGTGAAAGACCAGGCACAGAAGGGTAACTTGGTGCCGGCGGAGGAGATATGAGTCTGAAACAGCAGATGTTGGAGGCTTTTGATGAATGGGAAAAGTCTCCTGTATCGCAACAGATATTGGCAGTGCTGAATGAGAAGATGACTGAGGCTGTCAATGGATTGGCGGCTAGCAGTGATACGACAGAAATGTTTAGATGTCAGGGGCAGCTTGGCGCGTTGCGCTATGTGTTGGCTTTGCCTGCTGATTTGAAGGCTCAGGCTGAGTCTATGGAGGATGATGATGGCGCTTGACATAAATAGCCCGGTTGACAGTGTGCAGATTGCAGACCTGCCTCGCTATATCAGAGAGACTAGGGCAGCGATCACTACTACTGGTGTGACTGGCGCTAGGTTTGAGACTGGTGTTCTGACTGGTGACGCCGTCTATCTGGACTCTGTCAATAATGTGTGGCGGCGCAGTCTGGCTGGTGATCCGACGAGAGGCAAATTTCATGGCTTTGCTGATATAGATCAGAGTCTGGTTGTTATCTGGGGCTTCTTCACTAGTCAGGCCTGGGCCTTTGCTGATGGTGCTACGATTTATGTATCTGGTAGTGATCTGGGAGCATTGACGGACATTGATACTGGTATTGCAGTGGGTGTCTGCATTGCTGGAGACACGATCCTGATTGATAGTCAAATCTCGTCGAGCTTTACTGCTTTGCGAGATGAGATTGCCGCAGCTAGAGATGGAGCTGTTGATCTGCACACAAAGCTCGAAACGATGGATGCTGCTCGTGGCGCAATTGCAAATGAGATTACTGCGGCTAGAGATGGAGCTGTTGATCTGCACACAAAGCTCGAAACGATGGATGCTGCTCATGGCGTAATTGCAAATGAAATTACTGCAGCTCGTGATGGAGCTGCTAATCTGCACACAAAGCTCGAAGCGATGGATGCCGCTAGGGGCTTAGTTGCAGATGAAATTACTGCGGCTCGTGGCGGCGCTGCTACTTTGGCAAATAGGCTGAGTTTGATTGATTCGAGTGTAGGCACTGTGACTGAGGAAGTTGAAGTGTCGCGAGGTGACGCTGCTACGCTGGGGCAGCGCCTCGATGTGTCGTTGAACCCAGATGGCTCGTTGAAGACTACAACGAGTGTCAGTAACTTTGCCACTGAAAGTGCAGCTATCCTTTATGTCAATAGCACAACGTTTACTGTTGAGGGAAATAAGACAGCGATCTATGTTGCGAACCGCACCATTAGGTGCAATAGCTCACCTGCTTTGGTTGGTTATGTGAGCAGTTCGAGCTATGCTGCTGGCACTGGTCTGACTACAGTGGTGGTGACTGGAGTTACTGTGCCGGTCAGTCTTAGTACGATTGAGTACTCCTTTCATCCTAATGAGATGCCTAGAATGGCCCATAGTGGGCTGATTGGTATCCTGGGAGCTGACCCGTCTAGCAGTGATGTGACGACCAACAAGCATGTCAGTAACAATCAGCTAAAGGTGCTGACCGATGGGAAGCAGCCACTTGATGCAACGCTGACGGCTCTGGCTGGGCTTGCCACTTCGGCCAACAAGATTATCTTGGCGACTGGAGCTGATGCTTTTTCAATGATCCCGTTTAATAGCCCTGCCCAGAACATTGGTGCTGCGGCCGATGTAGCGGCGGTTAGGGGAGTTTTGGGTCTTGGCAATGCTGCGCTGAAAAATGTAGGGACAGGTAGTGGTGATGTCTCTGCTGGAAACCATGCCCATAGTGGAGTATACCAGCCTCTTGACACTGAGTTGACTGCGCTGGCAGGATTGGTTAGTGCCGCAAATAAGGCTCCATATTTTACTGGTAGTGGCGTAGCGGCACTGATGGATGTGTCGGCATTTGCTAGGACTATTCTAGATGATAGTGATGCCTCCACAACTTTGTCGACGCTTGGAGTAACGGCGTTTGCTAAGACTATTCTAGATGATAGTGATGCCTCCACAACTTTGTCGACGCTTGGAGTATCGACATTTGCTAAAACTTTATTGGATGATGCTAACGCAGCAACTGCGCGTACAACATTAGGTGCTTTGCAATCTTCTACAATATATACTACCGCCATTGATTGGAATACGCTCACCACTCCTGGGCTTTACGGTATATATGCGGCAAGTTGTACTAATCCGCCTATAGCAGGAACTCTACAATGGGGGCTGTTAGTATTACAACCCTATAATACTAATAATGTAATTCAGGTAGCTTGTAGAGGTGGTACTGCAGATATTTATATGCGTAGTAAGATGAGTGCTGTGTGGGGAAGTTGGGCTAAAGTTGGTGCACAGGTGTCGCCGAAGATCATTTCCGCGACCCGCGCGATGGACGCCGCGTCCGGCAACGTCGATTACACAGGGCTCGGGTTTCAGCCGAGCGCTGTGATTGCCATCTGCGGAGCGTCGCCAGCCAGTGGCATCAGCTACGGCTCCATCGGATTCGATGACGGAACGAACCGGATGTGTCTGACGCGCGGATACGACACAATGGTCATGAATTTTAACGCGTCGTATAGCCTGTGTATGTTGTCCGCCCCGTCCGCCGGTCAGACAGGGACGATGTCCATGTTGACCGACGGGGTGCGGATAGCCTGGGAAAAGATCGGCAGCCCGGCAGCCGCCACGCCCACGGTGCAACTTCTCTGCTGGAAATAGGAGACGCCAATGATCCGCATCAGCCGCCATACGACTACCGGCCGCATCCTCTGTTCTCAGGGTGGGGCGTTGCCCGACAGCGCAACCATGATCGCCAACGCGCTTTCGGCGTTCCCGGACGTGCCAGAGGAAGAAATCGAGGTCGTGGACCTGACCGAGGAAGAGTTCGCCGCCGCCCTGGCCGCGCAGAACGCGCCCACGCTGGAGCAGGCCAGGGCCGCCAAGCTGGCAGCGATCCAGGCGGAGAAGAGCAGGGTCAGGGACGCCGGGTTCCTGGTTGGCGGGGTGCTGTTCGACTCCGATGCTGGGGCGCGCCTGGCCTATCTGGAGCTTGAAAACAAGTTGGCTGCTGATGCGTCGTACGCTACGAGTTGGAAGGCGTCAGCTGGAGTGTGGGTCACGATGGACGCCGCACTCTATGGGCAGGTTAAGGCTGCTGGGACCGCGCATATCGCCGCTTGTTTCGCGTGGCAGGCAGCCCGTGAAGCCGAGGTAGCGGCTGCACAAACTGTAGCTGCGGTTAATGCTGTGAGCAGTGTTTGGTCTGTGGGTTAATTTAGTGATGGGGGAATGATATGGCTACAACTGGCGCAGTTGTTGGAATTCCTGAATGGACTGGAACGCCGAAGGCTGAGACTACAACGCTGACAACGTTGACACATGATGACTCTGTGGTTGGAACTGACTTGGTGAAGATCACTACTGGGGTGACTAGTTGCTATGTAAAGCTGGATGAGCTGATTGAAGCGGTTCATAGCTTGAGGCGTCTGGTTAGGGTGGCCTAATGGTAAGGTTGGTAAGGGAACTGGATGATGGGCACTGTACGATTGGAAAGATCTTTCTGCCTGAGGGAGAGGTATTCTTTACGTTGGAGCGCCCTTGGATTGACAATCAGGTAGGAGTATCGTGCATTCCTACAGGGACTTATCATGTTAAGTGGAGACAGAGGCCAAATGGCGTATGGACATATTGGCTCAGCGATGTTCCTGGCAGGTCATATATTTTGATTCATTCTGGTAATGTGGTGAAGCATGTGCAGGGCTGCATATTGCTTGGAATGGGTAGAGGATTTATGAAGGGAGAGAGAGCAGTCTTCCAGAGTGTGACCGCTGTAAGATTGTTTGAGAAAATTATGAGGAAAGAACCATTCCTTCTGGAGGTGGTGTGATGGATTGGTTGCTTAGTCTGTTGAGCGGTGGGGAGAGTCTGCTGAGTGGAGGACTGCTTGGAGCTATTGGTGGTATTGCTACCGGTTTCTTGAAGATGAAGGAAAAGAAGAACGATCAGGCGCATGAGCTTGCTATGCGCGACAAAGATATGGAAATGATCAGGCTCGAGGCTGACAGTGCAGTGAGGTTGGAAGAGGCCCGCGCTGTGACGATGAAAGAGAAAGGAGAAGCGGAAGCTTTCTTGGCTAGCCAGGCCAATGCTAAGATTGAAGTTCCTGCTTCGATTGGTGATAAGGCATCTCCCTGGGTCTGTACGTTGTTTGTTGCTGGGGAGTTTTTGAAGGGGCAGGTTAGGGTGTGGCTTACTGCGGTTAGTTTTGGTGCGATCATTTATTTTGCTATGAGAGGAAGTAAAGAATGTGTTACGTCGCTTATCTTTTTGGGTGAGTTGTCTGGTGGTTGGTGGTTTGCACAGAGGCAAATGACTAAAAGTTAGGAGGCCAGTATGGATGGTGAAGGTAGTAACGCTCAGGTGGATTTGTTGGAAGGAGCCGAACCTATCACTGATGGACAGAGCGATGAGCCTGTTGCTGGTGATGTGGGAGCTGGTGAACCTGAAGATGATCCTGTAGTCCAGAGCGATCCCCGTGATGAGCAGATCAAGCAGTTGATGGAACAGAATCGCCAGCTGATGGAGATGGTGCAGGGGAGGGCCCAGCCTGCTGAGACGCCGGTTGAGGAGAAGGTGGAGATTCCGCAGTTTGTTACGGCAGAACTGCAAAAACGCATCTTCGAGGATCAAGACCCTGCCGCTCTGAATGAGGCGATTGCTGCAGCCGTCACGTATGCTGTAGCTCATGTGGGGAAGAAGCTGCCGGAAGTTGTTGAGGGATCGGTGCGAAGGCAGGTTAGCCAGGCTAACGTGATTGAGCGATTCTATAGAGATAATGGAGATCTGGTTCCTTACAAGAACCATGTCGCTATTGTTGCTCAAGAACTTGCTGCAGAGAATCCGCGTTGGTCGCCTGAGAAGTTGCTGAAAGAGACTGGAGAAACTTTCAGGAAGCGATTTGGCCTGGTTAAGAAAGCTGACAGAGAGCCTAAAAAGGCCCCTGGAGTGGTTGGTGGAAAAGCTGGTGGCGCTCCGGCTGCGAAGCCTGCGCCGAAGGGCAATAGTAACCAAGAGAAACAAAAAGCACTGATCGATGAAATGTTCGATGCAGTGTAGGAGAAAGTCATGGCTGATATTATCCTTGGTCGTTTGGCGACTAACAGCTACAATGATCCCGATCGTCGCCCGAAGGATTGGCGAGAAACGATCTCGTATCTGTACCCGAACGGGGCGCCGCTGACGGCGCTGCTGTCTCAGATGCCGAGTGAAAAACTTACTGACCCGCAGTTCTATTGGTGGACTAAGAGTCTGCCGAACCAGACGGCTACGGTGACTGGCGTCTATACCAACACGGGTTTGTCCACTGCATATGATCCGGCTGGGGCGAGTGCGCTGGCTGGAGCTGGTGGAACGCTCTATGTGAAGATGGCTGAGACCGATCAGAAGAAGATCAGGGTTGGCCATCAGGTGCTGTTGCGCGACACCTACTATAAGAGCTGCGGTCCTGGTGTTCCGTGTCTGGTAACTGCATCGGTGTCGGCTGGGGCTAGCAGCTACATTGCTTGTAAGCTGCTGGCTGCTGACTTTGGCGTCACGGCTGCTGGTATTCCTGGCACGTTCGATCATGCCTATCTGGAGTTCAGCTCTAGTAGCTCGGCTGGTATCGCGCTGGTAATCGGCAATGCGAACGAGGAAGGTGCCAGTGCTCCTGCTGCGATTGTCTATGAGCCTGTTAAGTTTACGAACTATACCCAGATCTTTAGGACGAAGCTGAGCCAGACTCGTACTGCGATCAAGACGAAGCTCCGCACTGGTGCGCTGGCTGCGCAGGCTAGGAAGGAAGGTCTGGAGCTTCATGCTCTGGAGATGGAAAAGGCCTTCCTGTTTAGTGTGGCGTCTGAGAGCACTGGGGCTGAGGGGAAGCCGCTGCGTACTACTGGTGGCATCTTGTTCACCAAGGACAGCAGTAACAACTTTGTTGTACCGCGGAGCTACTTTAGCGGTACGTGGGCTGGATCGTCTGGCACTGGCTGGTCCTGGCTGCAGAATCAGTTGAAGGAGGTCTTTACCTATGGTAGCCAGAGCCGCTTTGGCTACTGTGGTATGGACACGCTGCTGCAACTCAACTATCTGGCTCAGGATGTCGGGCAGCTTCAGATCAAGGTGATGGATACTGCCATTGGTATGAAGTTCTCCGAAGTGGTGACTCCTTTTGGAACTCTGTACCTGAAGCAGCATCCGCTGCTGACTGCGACTGCTGGTCTGAACAAGTCGATGGTGATTGTTGAGCCTGACAATCTTAAGTATCGTTTCATTGACGATACTACCTTTAAGCCGAAGATCAACGACAATGACGTTGATGGCGAGGATTCGGAATATCTCACTGAATGCGGCCTTGAGCTGACTCATCCTGAGACCTTCCGTTTCCTGGACAACTTCGGCGGCTAATAGATCGGGGGCCCGGGAAGGGCCCCCTTTCTTCAAGGAGGCTATGATGCGCCTGGATGAGTTGATTGTCTATTTCCGGCAAATTACTGGGCGGCAGAATCTTGACAATGCCAGGGTGAAAGCTGCCATTAATGGAGGCATTGAGTATTTGGCTCCATTGCTGGATGGGCACTATAAGAATGTGATGCTCATGACCTCCTTGAAGAAGGGATCCAATCTGATTGACTTGTCACAGACTCTTGCGGCAGTGACTAATGTTTGGCGAGTTTCTAGCTTGGTGGCAAGTGGAGCTAGCTTCACTGACATTCCAGTCTATTTTGATTTTAGTAGGTTTGTGGCAGATTACCCAAATCAGTCGGATGAAGGAGAGCCTAGTGCCTGTGTGAAAGCACCAAATATGTTGCCTCTGACTGCCGATAAGGTTCCTACTGGACTGTTGGCTGGCGAGACTTATGAGGCAAAGATGTTCGACGGAACTAGCAGATTGATTCTGCTTTTCAATAAGGTTGCTGCGGAAGATTTCATGATTAGGGTTCAGGGGCCTGGCAGGCTGGGCGCTCTGGAGACTGATGATGCCTTCAACCTTTTGTCGGTTCAGAGCCCGCTGCTGCTGGTAAATGCTGCTTTGTTCATTGTGGAGGTTGGGCAGCGGCAGTATGATGAGGCTGGCAAGATTGAAGCGGTACTTGCTGATATGATTAGAGCCATTACTATTCCGTCCATTGAGGCGGAGGCTGCTCAACTTGGAGGGCAGATTGATGGCTGATCGCTGGGTAATTCCTCTGAGAGAAGTTATGAGTGGAATTAGCCCGAGGGCACCACTCAATCAGAATATGCCGACAGCATATCTGTTGAATGATTTTCGTGTCAGTGAAGCTGGGCTACAGAAGATTATTTTTAGTGGGATAGCTGCTGCGCAGACAGCAACTCCTGAATATGGAAGACTGGTATTGGAGAATGGCTATCGCTTGCTTAATGGCGTAACTCATGTAGCGAACTTTGATGGTCAGTGGCTGTGGAGACTGCTGAGTGGCTCGATGGTGTTCGATGGGGCGACGGTAGCTATGCCATCGGTTGGATTTTTTGGCTATAATGGGTCTCTGGTGATTCCTAATGTTCCTGGGGATGGGAAGTTTCTACTGACAGCTCCTGGGCGTCTCCCATTGTCTCCGTGGGTAGAAGGCCTTACAACTGGCATTTCTACTACGATAGACTATGCTGCTGCTCTGCCTGTTGGGGCTATGGCCTTTAGCCTAGAGGACTCTGTTGATGTAAGGTTGGCCCATAGGCATGGATCTGGCCTCCTTGTCTATGGTGATCAGTCAGTCAGCGTATTCTTATTGGCTGAGGTCATAGCTCAAACGAGACTTCCCATCCCTGGGATTCTTTCTGGACGTGCTGCCGCCGGAGATGGTGAATGGGCCTACTGTGTCGGCCAGGATAAGAATCTGTGGGGGATTGAGAATGGAAAGGCCCGAAATCTTGGCTTCGGTTATCTGTGGCAAAATGCCACAAGAGCTTTCCTTTCGTTCGTTAGGGAGACGGGAGATCTGTTTATTGTGCTGGACGAAGGGGAGACTGGAGCCCTCGTCAATCCACGGGGCTTCTTATATAACAAAGGATTGTCAGAGCTGTCTATTGGCATATTGGATGCTATCTTTGACCCCATCCAAGGGATTGTGGGACTAACTGAAGATGGAGATATTGTTAGGATTAGTGGGGTCAATGATGGGCTGGGCCCTGATTATGATTGGGCGCTATGGGATACGGGGGCAGAAATTGTAGTACCGACGCGCACCCCTGATCTTAGCACGACATTCACAGATCTGGGCACGGGGCTAATTAAGACGATCAGTGGTGTTGAGGCTGTGATGACCCCCTGCTGGCCAATCTATGTGAGGGTCAGCTCGATTGAGCCCGGTAGCGCAACTATAGGAACTGATGATGTGGCAGTGACGGCGGTTCATCCAACTGGAGAATTGTCTGTTGCAGGATATAAGTTTAGAATGGACTTTTGGTTTGAGTATGGAAGTGAGTTTTTCATTACGGAGCTGAGGCTCCATATACAGGCGGAGGATCTTCGTGGCATCTATGCTGTTGCACAGAATCCATCCATCGCGAATAGCCGAGATCTGGCTCTCCGTGAAAGCTGGACTCGCTGAAGCCCTGCTGGTGCCGGAGACAATTCTTCTTGAGATTCTGGCTAATAAGATTGATCTGTTTTATCGGATGGATGAGCCAAAGACATGGTTCTATGCTAGCTATCTGAGTATGGAGATTGATCCTCGCTTTCGCGTCATGTATGTGATGGCTGGCTGGACAGAGGGGAAACTTTCGCGAAAGGATTGTGAAGGATTTATCGAGAACTTGAATGATCTGGCTGTGGCTACTCGCTGCCGAAATGTTCTTTATAGTGATAAGTCTCAATTTCTTATGAGGATGCTAAATGGGAGGCCGGTATGGCAGACAGTACGGTAATTACTAGCTATCCTACGTGGGTCCAGGAGCGTTGGGAAAATACCTTTGATACAGTAAAGGACTTTGCATCTGACGCTGCCAGCAATCCTCCGACTTATGATGCTCCAGACCTTGACAATGGATTTGCTACGATCATAGGGCAGCTTCCTGTTCTGATGGGTATGGATATCGATTCGATCATGGATACCTATTGGGATATTCCTGATCTCTCAAGCGGACTTGCTACTAAGGAAGATGAGCTTTATGAGCAGTGGCAAGACTATGATGATCCGGCCCAGAACGAGGCTGCGATTAAGGAAGTTGTAGGTGACTTTCTGCAGGGGCAGTTGCTGGAGCTAGAACATACGCTTTATCCTGATGCTCAGTCAAGATTCCTTTCTTCTAATGTGGTCTTTAGTTCTGCTATGGCACGCTTTGTACTGGATGGCTATCGAAAGATTCTTAACGATGGAGAGAAGTTGGGCGCCGAGCTGCGGCTTAACTCCTTTGATAAGGGAGCTTCTAGAACTGTTGAAATGTCTAAGCTGGCAGCCCAGAGAAATATTTATGGCGGCATTACTAGGGCTGACATTATGTCTAAGAAGACAATGATCAGGATGCAGATGGAGGAGCTTAAGACGCGCCTGGCATCTGCTGTAGATCAGCAGCTCTACCAGGAACGTATTAAGATGGCGGCCACTGACTATCAAATGAATCAGGCAACTGCTATGTGGCCCATCAATGTGAATGAGTCTCTCTCCAAGATAATTGCTGCTCTGCAGGGAGCGACTCCTCTTAGGGATGAAACAACTCCATCTGCGTGGAATCAGCTGTCATCTACGCAGCAAACGATGTCGACTATTAGTACAGCATTGAGTGCTGCTTCTGCAGTTAGCTCTATTGCTAAGAACATCAGCAGCTGGTGGTAGCATATGCTTGGAGGACACGATTCTGGCCGGAGTGATTCCGGCATTGGCGGGAGTTGGGGCGGAAGGGATTATGGCGGGACGTATGGCCGGACTTCACCCACTGGCGACGCCAAGGGCGTAGCAACCGGCGGAGCCCGAAGCGGGCCGAATGGTGGTCCGACCGGAGGAGATATTGGTGGCTCGGATGGAGGCTCTGCTCTTGGTGGTATGAGCTCCGCTATGGGGTCGCTGGGGCTCAGTTATGGCACTGATAGTGTCTCTAGGGGCGGAACAGCAGATTATGCTTTTGGTCTGACTGAAGGCAAATATGCTGCGGAGATTGCTGCAAGTCCTATTAGTCAGGCTATTGCTGGAGCTATTACTGGAGAGCCGACCTCTCATGCGTTTGCGGATGGAGGCATAGCCCCGACTGGGGATGAGACTAATTGGGGCGCTACAGCGCAGGGCAAAGCTGCACTTAGCAAGACCAATGCTGATATTGTTGCCGAACGGTCATGGGCTGGCCGGCTGAGAGATTTATTTGGCTATGACCGGACGATAAGCCCGACGGGGCTTAATGCCTTGATGTCGGCAGGTAATACGCTGAGCGAGGGCCAAGCAGCATTTGCTGCAGGAATGGCTCAGACTAATAAGGCAGGAGAGATAGAAGCAGATCCGCTAGGTGTTATGTCCTCGATGGTAAGTCCTCTTGCCTCGATGCTTGGCTTCGGCCCGATGGGACTGATGGTTGAAGGTCCGAAGATGTCAACTGCCCTTTCTGTATACAATACTATTAGTGACCTTGGTAAGTTGAGTGCTATCAAGGGAGCTATTGCTAATCCAGCTACAGCTGTTACGCCAGGAGTTGGTAGGGAATCTGGAGGTCTTGGTGGAGCTAGTGGTTATGCTGGAGGATCAACCCAAAGCGAGATTGTAGGAAATGTGGCAGCGAGTGGCGGTAGTGAGCCCTATCAAGAAAAGGCAAAGACCGCGACTATGATGCCTAGTTTTGGTGTTGACTCACGAGTAAAGTCTAAACTGCCAGCTGGCTCCTTGCTGAGTGGGCTTGGAAAGTTTGGGGAAGACTTTAACCTGCTGAATTTGGCAAAGAGCCTAAGGGGGTAATATGGCTAAGCGTATAATGCAGTCGGAACTTCTTCCTCAAGGAATTGACCCGAAACCCTTCGGGCCTAATATTGTGAGTGCTGAGGATCTTGCCAAGATATTTGCTTTGAGTGTTGGTGCCAATCCTGTGATGGGGGCAGCCGATTCTCTGAGGTCGATGCTGTCCAATAACTTGAAGCAGAAAGGACTTGACAGTCTGAATCTGTCTGAATATCGGGCACCGGTTAGTGAGCAAGCTCCTGATATGAAACCGAAGCCGAAAGAGAAGCCAAAGGAAGTTAGGGCTAGTGGCTCCGT